TGGTGTGGACGTAGCTCCATCTTTTTTCCTTTTTTTAGACATAGTTGTCTTTTTGAGGGCTATTAGGCAACCCCCTGAATGGTTTGGTCTTGGTCCAGTAGCATCCGGTCATCAGCAACGAGTTTTGGCGGCAATAGCCGAGGCTCGTAACACCTCACCCACCCGAAGGTTGCCTTTAACGCTGTTTGTCCCGCCCTCAAGAGGTTGGACACTACGTCTCGCTTTTTTGTACTACTGCACGATGCGACAGTTTTCACGGACGCAAATGGGACTAAAGATGGGGAAAGTGTTGAAAATGTAACAATTTATGTTTACATTTGACCCGTGTGCCGGAGTGCGGTCGCGGGTACTTTTTCCCTGTAATCTCAGTCCGGTCTGCTAGGGGCTTCTCACACCCCGTCCGGCACATATTTTTCTTTTTACTCCGGTATCCCATCGGAGTCAACATCAGATGAAAACTCCTGCGGATCAGGCTCATTCCATAGATCGAGCTGAAGCGATACCTTATACCCGTCACAGATAGGACAGCGAATACTCGCTTGCTCTGTGTCCTTTGCATCGAACATCGAGCCGCAGTGATTGCAGAAAAACTTCGCATTAACTTGCATCATTCAGCTCCTTTCTCATCGAGATACTGAGAATACCATGCGTCGAAACGCTCTTTCTCCAGCTCACCGTATGTATCCAGATCACGAGTCGGCCCGCAGAATCGGCAAACTTCATCACCCATATTCAGATGCTCGCGCAACACATTGTCACCACAATTCGGACAAGTTGGATATTTCGCATCATTCTTCACGGGAATATCCTTTCACAACATCGTATGTATGTTTGAGGCTTTCATGCCCAAGCAACATTTGTGCTTTGTTCAAAAGTCTCGCCAATCGGATCATTTCTGGTGTATGAGTACAACCTTGATCCATGTGTTCAATCAAAATTCCAATTTGATCTGCTGTCAAATTCACTTGAACTTTATCTTCGCCGCCATCGAACTGTTGCATATCAACGAATTGATTTGCCCACTGTTCGAATTCTTCTGCCAGTTTAATAGTCGCCATCTCTATATCCCCCTAGTTTCTGACGATGTTTAAGTAAACGAGTAAAGATACTTTTTACACGTTTCGCGTAATTTATATCATGCTCTTTGGTACTTTGCAAACAATCTAGGTACTCGACTTTATCGTGACCTAGTTTCCAAATCAGTGCGACTCGAAACTGTGAAACATTGCCAGACAGGTAACGATTGCACTTCACGCACTGCTTATGGCAATTCCACAAGTGGAATCTGAGATGCGGAGCTGACCCCCTCGAACGGTAATGACCGGCATCATAGTTGCCGCCATATTTATTCCCAACGTGTTTACCGCAGGAAATACATCCTTCATGCCGATCACGCCATCGAACGTAAGCATTAAATGCACTCTGAGCCTCTTGGAGCCACTGTGAGCGACTTTTTTGCTTTTCCCGTACCCTAGCCCTATCTTCACGATCTTGTCGCTCTATGGCCTTCTTAACGGTCTTCTTGCCCTGTTCGGACTTGGTGTACAGCATTAGACACTCCATCGAGCAAAAAGCCCTCAAACCACGAGCCAATGTATTTTCTGAATCGACTTTCTTTTTACACTGACTACATCTACGCGACTTGGCTTGCATCTTTGAATCTCGTCAGTTGATCCTGCGCCATACAAAATGTTGGACCGTAGCCCAAGTCCTTTAAATTCGCCTCTTGCATGATGTCATCTGTCAAAGCATACCCAGAGAAGTCCACAGAATTTCCATCAATTATCCCCAAGATATACACATCTGAAGATTCTTTCTTTTTCGATTGTGACACTAATAACCGCCCATCTGCACGTTCAGTTGCCTTGATGTCGCATTTCCAGCCTTGATAGATCACATCTGTCGTTCCTGATTGTGCTTTTACATCCAGTTCTGGATAGATATTCGCCCATTTGCAGAATGCCAGTTCAGCCATCACGCCGATTGTCTCGATGCGTAGCTTGTTGCCTTCCTTCCATACCAGCTTATCTTTGACTCCTGCGGCACGAGCAATCTGGTTACGCATCATGGCAACCTGAGTACAGATCAGCACTTCGGTGTCGTTGAGTTCAACAATCATGCTTCACCATACTCAGGAACGTGGAGCCATGTTTGACGGTTCCTTATCCGATAGATAATGTGTTTGCTCACCTCGAACTTCTTAGCAATCTCTACTGGGCGAAGCCCCTCCTTCAGCAAGCCTTTAATCAGGTAAACATCATGCTCTGTGAGCTGGGCCGCACGATGCTTTGCCCTTCTGCCCTCCCAAGACTCTACTGGGTTCACTGATTCTCCCTCTCTTTCAGTTTCATGTACTCAGAATCATCAGGAATGGTCAGCTTAAATCCTTTTGAATGAGCAAAAGCGTCAACCTGTTGCATATAAAAATACATTTCACCTTTAAGTAGCTTTGATGTTCCTTTAAGGATCGTAATTTCTTTCCTACCTACGGTACGGGTTTCGTACCCAAGAAATTCTTCGCAAAGCCACTCATGCATCTCTTCCTTGATGAATGGAGTTGCTCCATCACCTAGTTTTGCATTGGTTTGACTAACAATCTCTCCGAGCCACATCCAGTATAAGTCGTTCTGGTTGATGCTACGGTTACTGCCAGCTTTCCATTCAAGATGAATGAACCCGTTGTCCTCGATGCCCCGAAGGGCATCTCGATAGACCTGATCCAGCATCTCTTTCGATGTGACTGTGTACTTAGCCTTTTGCATCATCCAATCCTAGAAACTCGCTAAGAGTCATATCGAATCGGTTTGCGAACCACTGAACACGATGGAAGTTCATATCCTGACTGTTTCTCCACCGAATCACCTGTTGCGGCTTTACGCCAACTTCTCTAGCTAGATCGATGTTCTTCACATCGCGTAGGGCTTGAGCAACTTTTAGGCAACGGCCTATGTTTGTGTACTGCATGATTACCTCAGAATGGAATTGCGTTATTGGTTGTAGTGACTGGATCAGGAGCCGGTGCAGGTTGTGCATTACCTGAATACTGCGCTTGATCCTTCGGTGCTTCCTTTGCAGTCAGCTTTGCTTTCAGGATTGGCGCACGTTCATTTGCACCTTCATCTCGTTTCCAAGCTGAAACCCAAAACTCCTTGCCATCAATCGTTGCATTGCCCTTGAAGTCAGGGTCAGTCGGCTTGTTCTTCCGATCATTCGCCCAGATAGCAATCTCGTTGTTGTTGTCATACTTCTTTTGTTCCGTCATAGGAATTTCTCCAGATTCTTACTTTCAGTTTCTATTTCCTTGCAAGCATCAATCACGATGCGTCCAAGCTCTTTGATATAATCCTCGTCACGCTCGACACGGATCAGTAATGGCGGCAGGGATGGATGGTAGGATAGGAAGTCCCACCACTTGCGGCCTGTAATCCACAAACATCCCTGCACTTGCGCCTTATATTCAGATGGAAGTTTCCCTGCACGGAAATACTTAACGTGCGTAGCAGGAGCCGGACATTTAATTTCCAGTCCTCCGTCTGCGTTGACGAGGCCGTCCGGTGAGATTCCGCACTCATATTCATCATGCTTACAGAATCCAACCTCTTGTACGGATACTCGTCTCTCGAACTCATAGAAAGCCCGTGCATCCGGTTCCAAGGTCCGTCCACGGATCATCCATTCATTCTCATACGTCTCAGGAATCTCGTTCATTACCTTCTCAGCAATCAAGCCATTCACATAACCGTTCCGGCTTGTGGACTCCTTGCCTTGAGCTGTAATGAGTTTCGAGAAGCCTGACCCTGATGGACAGCCCAGACGGGCCATCAACCATTCTTCAGTGCCTTGCTCTGCGTCGATGATCCTCATTTGGTCTTCCTCTTGAGGGCCGCAATCAGATTGTCGTACTGATCGGGATGCGTATCGTGCAAGTTTTTGACCTTGAGCCACTTATACAAAGCGTCCATATCTTCGTCAGTCAGTTCGACTTTATCGACAAGTTTGTCAATCTCAGCCTTCTGCTTATCAGTCAGGGCTGAAAAATCGCTTTGCTCAAGCATATCTGCGTCATCACGCTCACCAGAGTTGATCTTGAAGATCGTACGCATGGCAATCTTTTCAACATACGAAAGTGCTGAACCGGCTGACTGTGCGCCTGTGAAGGGAAGGGTGATTGATCTGCGGATCGGAAAGTTCCATACAGCTCCATCCTTGTGCATGATGGTGAACTGATAGACGGCACGATAGAGTTTGCGATCCTCACTGAGACTGCTTTCCAGCTCATCAGGAATAATCATAATTCCTGCTTCATTCATCAGTGGACGCATCTTCTCGTAGTATTTGTCGATAGACACATACTTGTACTTAGCGAACTCGTTATTCGAGTCATAACCCAAAGTGCCGATTTGCGACTGTATTTGGAACAGCGCATTAGCAATAACTTTTGGGCATTCAATTGATTGATGATTCATGTTTAGTCCCCCTTTGTTAAACCATCGAGGAACAATGTAATCATCTCAGGATACTATGTCAACTAAACAGGATATGGTTTGTCCCAATTGACATTGCTAGGAAATACAGTAGTTTATGAGTGGAGTTTCATACAGATTCCCTCATCGGATGTAACTCGTGGCCCGTTACCCCCTAGCGGGCCTTTTTTTTACGCAATGTTCCTCATACGAGTAACCAGACGGTCAGCTCGATTGGTGACCTGACGATACCACTTGCTATCAACCATCTCGTCTGCGGCCTGATTCCAATCACGGGCATCTATGCCAGCCTTCATGCCTTTAAACTGACTCAGGCGAGGCCGTCCCATATTGAACATCATGTTAGCGATAATCAGTTGAGCTTCTTCCGGCAGATCAAACCAATCGTCATAGAGCTTCTTGCACTCGTCGATAGTGACCTGAACGTCTTTCTCGAATACCTCGATGACACGCTCCTCAGAGACAGCAGTGCCTACCTCCTGCCCGTGTTCTGGATCATCCTCTGTCACCAGATGGCCGATACCGAACGTAGGTAGACCGAGATGATCTAGGTAGATTTCGTACTTACAGCCTTCATCGTATTCCAGCTCCATACGCAGTTGATCGAGATTCATCATTTCGTCAATCCTTTTGCCTTTTCAAATGACCGCATACCGCCGAGTCCTAGCATTCCGAGAAGAACAGTCATCAACGAGTCCATATCGAACGCAGGGATTTCAGGTATCTCTGCCCCAGACCACGCAACTCCAAATACAATGAATGGAGCAAATATAAAGTGATATGCCAGCGCGACTCCGCAGGTCCATCCGATGAATGGCCTCCATCCTGCGACAAAGATTGATTTGTGTTGGGCTTCTGCCTTATTGACTTCAACTTGAGCCATAGCCGCTTCATGCGCGGCTTTCTCAGCCATTGTTGCAATCTCGTGAGCCATTGCATTTTTGGCATCCTTATCCTCAACAAATTTATCAAGTAATCCGGTTACTGGTCCTATCAATGCTTGTATCATTATCTCACCCCACTGTTAGTGCTGTAATGAAAGATATTGCTGAACAAACAGCAACTAGCTGAATATCACAGATTTTTAACATTGGTTTTCTCCTTTGTCTTTCGACCACATTTGTCGCATTTGACAACAGGCCGAAATATCAATTTAGAGCCGCAATCTGTGTGGTACATCCCTTCCTTGTAGGTGTACTCGCAGACCTTCATCAGTCATCCTTGGGCGGAATATTCATAATTGCCCAAATAGCCAAGATCGCCAAAATCAGTGCGGCTACAAATTCCATTAGCTTGCCTTCTTCGATGCGATTGCTGTACTGCCAAAAAATGCAGATACCAGTACCGCGATGGATGCGAAATATGTCGGAGCGATGTCAGCGATCAATCCCGCCGCCGTAGCAAGTCCGAACAGATCACATAGAAAAATACCAAAGGGATACAGCAGTAGGCCAAATAGCGCGAACCACGCCATCTTCCTGATTGAATCACGCTGTGCATCTTCATCTTCCATCTTACGACGGCGATCCTCA